CCCTATCTGACTCAACACCGTTACCAAAGCTAAAACAGTTGTACCATATTCTACTGCCGTTTCTATTGTTACCTAAATTTTGTTCAGTACCATGATCTGCTATTGGATATGCGTCACTTGCCTCGTAGTATAAATCAAGATCTGTTATAGAAGGTTTTGGTTCTGTTTCCCATACAGCAGGGTTACCTGTTTTCTTTTGAACTTGATTAGTTCTTTTTCTCCATAGTTTTATTGTAGCGTAGTTTAATCTTTTTCTTATAGGAAATATTTGACCAGTGCCTAAACCGTCTACACGTAAATTACCACCATCAGTACCACCAGTTTGCGATGCTAATGGTCCCCATACAATTGGTGTCTGTAAAACTATATCATATCTTATACCTCTATTTGCACTGCTAGCATGTCTTCTATTAGAGTTAAAATTTCTTACACTTGTTAGTTTTACGCTTCTTACTCTTATTTTATGTTGATTCGGATCACCAGCAAAAGATAAGTATAAACCTTTTTGACCTCTTAACATTTCATGAAACTGAAAGTCAGTTTGACCTGTTATTCTTTTATTCTCATCGTCTCTTGCTGTAAAGTCTCTTTCTTTTGGTGCTGTAGTATCTGAGTTTTTTCTATCATCACCGTAGTCTATATAACGTAATGTTAATCTGTTGTTACCTTTTTTAGGACCAACAACTGTATTTTCTTCTACAAATTTACCGTTAGCTCCTTTAACAGTAAACGCCGCTGTACCGGCAGCTAAATCACCAGTTGGCTTGTTACCACTTTTATCTAAGTCATGCTCTATAACAAAGCCAGCGCCAGCAAAGTCACTTCTTCTTGCGTCATCTACAGATATTACATTAGTGCCAGCTTGAAAAGATGTTAACGTTTGACTAGCAGCTTTTGTATCGTTAAAATCAATTAATTTAAATTTAGCTTCAGCTACTTGGTCAAACTCATCAGATGGTCCACCAAATATATTTTCTGCTATAACATCATCACGTTTTAGCTTTACAAAAAATCTACCTGAAAACTCTTCATTTTGTATTATTATTTCCTCAGAAAATAACTGTATCTTTAAGTCACTTACTCTATTATCTTTAGTACCAACCCAGTTAACATCAGCACCAAACTTTTTTACTAATGTAAACTCGTAGTAATCATCAGAGTCATTAAAGTCACTACCACCACCATTATCAAACTTAGTTACCTTTTCTATTTGATAATAATTAGTAGCACGTACATCTGTTATTTCTGTAATACGTATGAACTTATTTTGATTAAAGAAATTATCGTTACTAGCTAAATCTCTTAACTCACTATCATCAACACCTATTTTGTCACCAGCTATTCTAAACGTTCTAAAACCTTCACGTGGATGACCAACTAGTGTATTTGGAAACAAGAAATTAGTGTCAGATAATTCACCTATTAATTCTTTTTTCTTAGCTATAAATTCAGGTGGCTCGTTTTGTATATCTAATATTTTATACTTCTTAGACTTAACACCATATTCATCTGGATCAAAAGATACATTTTTACCATTTTGTTTTTTAAGTATTAAGTAATCATCTTCTGTCATTTTGTTTCTTTCTGACGATGGAAAACTTAACCAGAAGTTATCTTCTTCACCTTCATAAAACCTGTCCATTATAACATTGTAATACTCGTTTGAGTTTTCTTTAATATAATATTTATAATGAGTTGCCCAAGTTGGAGCATCAGAATTTATTTTAGCTTTTAATGTATTCTTTTTATCAGAGTATGTACCATCTAATTTTAATGAGCTGTCTGAGTTAGTAAATACAGGTGACTGCCTACCAAACTCATCCAAATAAACAACACCAACCTGGTATGTTCTTAAACTTTTAGCAGAAGGCTCAGGTGAGTTTCTATCAACTTCTGTAGGCGTGTTTGTTAATTTTATTTTAACAGCATCTCTAAACGTATTGTTTTGTAGGTAATTACCATACATTAATCTACCAGCTGTAATCTCTTGTGCCTTAGCTTTACGTGGTACGTTATCATAAGGTCTTAGTGTTTGATTTGATTCAATAGTTTTTTCTATTTGTTCAGATGTTATAGTTATAGATTTTTCTTTGTTCTTTAATGTAGATACTAAATAAACATTAGGAGCGTTTGACTCTTTGTATAATACATCAACCTCAGCTACATCAGGCGGTAACGTATCAAAAGTATTAAGTGTTATTTTTCTAACATTGTTAACCATATTAACATTATGGCCTTCTTCCATGTTATATATAAACTCTTCATCATCAGGTATAAATGCAACACCTGTAAACGGAGAAAATGCAGAGTACTCACCGTCATTATATTTCCATCTATATGCAAACCTAGGAAACTTATCTTGAAAAAATGAATCACCTTCTTCAAGCTCAACGTTCCATAATTGTTTATCAGAGCTTAACATCTCATCTGACGTTGATAACAATATAACTGTTATTGTTTGACTAGTGCTACTTACATCGTCTATAGATTTTATACTAACTCTTGCTGTGTATACAGTTGAGTTATCAGTTGTTGTTATCTTTAGTATATCATCTTCTTTATAATCTGGTTGACCTGTTAGTACTAAAGTAATTTCGCTACCTATTGATTTTGGTGTTGTTGACTCATCTGCATCAACAAACTTATCGCCATTAGTATCAATAAATGTAGAGTCTACTATACCGTCTCTTAAAGTTCTTTTTATAACAAGGTTTGGCGCAGCTTTTGGATATTTTTTAATTACAGTTATGTGCTCTTCTAATAAGTTGCCGCCGTATATTTGTGTGTGTGTGTCAAAGTCACCGTTAGTAGCCGCTTTAAATCTATTTATATTTATCTTTTTTGGCTCAGAGTTATTATCAGTAAAAAACAATAAGTCATCAATTATATTTATACCTGTTATTAAAAAGTCTTTATTAAATTTAAACACATCACTAGTTGCTTTAACAGCAACTGCCACCGGTGAAACTACACTTGATGCGGCATCATATTCTAATATAGCATCTTTGTTATCAGAAGTAACGAACCAATATATCTTGTCGTTTTCTGTATCTCTTGCTGCTCCAATACATTTAGGGTTAGTGTAGCCATCAAAGACTGTTGATGCTGTTATTTTAGAATTACCGTTTGATGCTTCTATAGCAAAAGCATCAGAAGTTTCTGATGTAGAAACTTCAATGTTTAAGGCGTCTCTATATTCGCCTGGTGGTACTAATCTTTCATCCAAGTCTTTATTCATCTTGGATTTTAAAAATTCTCGTCTAAACTCTGGCATGCTCTATTAACGTTTAATCCATTTAGATTTGTTTCTCATTATCTGAGCTAACTCCTCTGACTTAAGGTTTGATAATCTTATTTTAGCGTTACGTAACGCTGCAAATCTCTCTCTTTTTAATAAAGGTATATAGCTAGGTGCTACAGAAGTATGTGTGCTTGCTATTGAATATGCTATATGTTTGTATAAAGCTTCTTCAGCAAACTTATGTATTTGCATTTCACCATCCGTGCCCAACGTGTCTGATATATAATTAATAACTAAATGATGACCACTACAATCGCCACTTAAGTGTATTCTACCTTGTACCTCATCGATGTAAAATGTGCCGTTGTCTTGTGCGAACTCTGGCGTTAATCCATATCGTTTACCTTCATTAAATCTAAATTCAATATCTGTATCATCACTAAGGTTTAATGATCTTTGTGTTGTTTCAGTACCTGTATTATTTGCTTCTTTAAACTTATTCCAAGCTTCTGATTCTGATTTAGTTAAGGCATTACCATCACCATCAAATAGATAATTAAAATTATCATCTTGCAATAAAGATGTTGGGTTATTCGTATATCTTGTTGGATATAATTTTTTGTATATACCTTGACCATCAACTAATTGTAAACCTACGTAGTTAACATAATCGTGAGGCAAAGGAACTATAAGTGATGGTGGCACGTCTATTTCTTGTGACTTTCTAGATTTTAAAGTATCATAACTAAATTCTGCTAAACCCCTTCTAGCATGAAATAAAACGTCTGTTCTTTTTACTTTTGGTATTACTTTATTTTCACCTACATAAGCAATTAAAAAGTTATTAACAATATCATCTAATGATACATATTGATATGTACCAAAGCTTTCACTTAATGCTCGCTCTTGCACTTTTAATGTAGCGTTTGCTTTTGGTGCTCCGTTGCTTTCAAGTTCATTAGTATTATTTGTATTACCTGAAAAAGTTATTGTTGGTGATGAGTAGCTATAATTATCAGTATCTATTTCAACATCATTAACAAAAATTCTAATATCTGTCTTAGCGGCTGGTACGCTAGGAAAGAAAACATTTGTTAATGTAAATGTAAGTTGACTGCCGTTTGGTTCTGTACTAAAGCTACTTTGACTCTGTTGGTAATATGCTTCTTGTGTTTTTTGAAATAATCCTGCCATTTAATTATCCTTTTTGTTGTTGTATATCTTCAATATTTTCTTTATCACCTATTTGATAAACATCAGTCGACTTCATAGCTACACCTGCTAGCTCTAATATTTTGATAACTAGTGTTGGCTCTTCTGATCCGTGTAACTCAAAGTTAGTTGATCCTGTTGCATTATATAACGCATCATTGTTTGCATCTAAATAAAAAGCCCAGTTAACCGTTGCTGGCTGTTTTATAAAGTCTACCGTTATTGCTTCGTTAATTGTTAACTCTTCAAAGAAAGGTGTTGTTGCCTTGCCTTTATAAACTTTTATTTTGTTACCTTCTCTTATATATATAGGTTTTGTATCTGTTGGTAGTAATATATTACTTGTTCTTATTAGTCTAAAGTCTTTTTTTGTAACACCTTCAACCTCATGGTAATTAGCTCCAGTGCTATCTATATCAGAGTGTGATAATTCTACTGTTGATAATTTATGTAGTGTGGTTGGTAAATCATAACCACTGTTATAGTTTCCTAAGTTTGTTTCAAAAACTTCAAACAATGCTATTTTTTCTTGCAAACTAGTTACAGTGTCAGCATGTCTAGTATCATTACCTGGTCTTCTAAGGTATTGATCTAAATCATAAAAGTATTGTTCAAATATTTCTAATTGTGCTTGATTTGCAAACCTGTTATATTCTATGGGTGTAAGGTAACCTCTTTGCTCTTTGTTTGCAATTGACTGAACTCTAGTGTATACGTTGTTTATATTTACTGCCATAATTTCTTTTTTATAGTGTAGTCACCCCATAGAGATGACTACTCTATAAAGTGATTAATTAGCTTAATCTTTTTTCTAAATTGTTATAAGCTTCTAAACCTTCATCGGTTTTAAACCAAGCTGCTAAAGCTGAATATGGATGTTCATCAAAAGGAACATTCATAACTTTTCTACCTGTTTTAGCCCATGTAAAGACTCTGTTGTCTCCAGATAAAGTTATTAATCCTAATTCAACACACTTGATTCCAAAGTTTCTAAGCTGAACATTTTCATCATTTGCTAATTCAATCAGTAAATCTGGATTTTGTTTAGCAAATAATAATATGTCTCTTCTTAGTTCTTTAGAAGTTAAGTTAGAAACTTCACTACCTTGTTCTGTTCTTAGTATTGCTTCTGCTCTATCGATCTCCATGTCTCTAGCTAGATTTAAAGCTTCTATTTCTAAGTTAAGGTAATCCATATCATCTTCAGCTTCTTTAACTAGATTTTGTTCTTGGAACAAAGTGTTTCTATCTGGATGATATAGTGATAATAGTTTCTGTAATGTTTGTTTTTCTTTTGGTACATATAGTGCACCATTTTCAAATACAATATGACCAAGTCTTGATTCACCTTTAAACTCATCTACAAATGGTGTTCTTTGGTTAATTGTATATTTTAACTCTCTCTCATATCCTTTCTCTTCATCAAAGTAAAATATACCTCTTGATCTTATAGTGTATGTTAAAGGATTTAAATTTCTAAGTAAATAGTAGTTTCTATCCTTTATTTCCCAAGTGTTTGTTTTTTTGGGTTCTTTTTTTATAGCTTCAACTACAGGTGCCTCTGCAGCTGCCGCTTTCTTTTTTGCTTTTGCCATGATATAATAAAATTAAATATTAAAAAAATAAAAGGGCTAGGCGCCGAAGCGCCTAACTCTTTTAAAAAGTATTAGTTAAGTAACATGAAGTTATTAGCTCCCTGTACTACTAGACATCTTTCTGATAAGAAGTTGATCTCCATAGCATCAAGATCAGATGTGATGTTTCCACCTACTGAACCTGTTATCCATGTTTTCATTCTTCTATCATCAGTTTGAGAAGCTCTGTATCTTACGTGTAAGAAAGGTCTTCTCATGCTTCTACCAACTACTTCATCATATACTGTTGAAGTACCAGCTGGAATTAAAACACCTCTGATATCATTGAAAGCGTCTTGACCTCTTAATGAAATATCATTTAAGTATCTCCAATCTGATTTGTAGAAGTCATATGATGCTCTTCTAAATCCAGAGAAACCTAAATTCAACGCCATATCTTCAGAGTTGCTGAATACACCGTAAGATGTACCACCAGCTCCATAAGAGTTCTGAGCTGCTAACATATCATCAATTGCTAATGATACTGTTCTGTTACAATAAAGCATGTACTCTTCAATAGCACCTTGCTCGTCAAACTTTTTAAGAATCTCATCAAAAGATCCTAAATCATCTACTGCACTAGTTCCTGCAATACCTGCGGTCACATGACCTCTATCAGTAATAGCTTTAAATAAACCTTCAGTACCGAATGCTTCTCCTGCACCGTTGATTGAATTATCAGCTACTGATCCACCGACTGTACCTTTTTCTGACTCTAAAAGAGACATTTCAAGATAATCAGCAAATCTTAATCTAGTTTCAGCTTCTGCTTTTAGATACCATAAGTATCCTGAAGTTCCGTCTTCTGCGCTAACTTCAACCCAACCGATTCTTGAAGTATCAGATCCAGAGATTGAATAATGATCTTTTAAGATAATTGGTTTGTTGTTAAACGTAGTGAACTGTGGCATAACTGGGTTATTACCAGTAGTTTCGCCCATACCGTTTGTTCCCTTACCAAACTCAGAACCATAAACAAATACTCTACCACTTGATGCTAGAGTTGTTGTATTGATACCTGAAACGTCTGCAACATCACCTGAAGCATCACCTGTTGTATAAGGTGCTACTGTGATTTTGTTACCTGCTGGTAAGTGAGTTACTAACCCTCTAAATACTACTGGGTTAGCTTGTCCATCAGATACTAGAACTGTTTGACCAATTCTTATACCGTGAGTAGACGCTGCGGATGCACTTGATCCTGGAGCTTGACCTAAAGTAATGTCACCAGTGTTTGATCCGTTTGCAAATCCTGTTACTTTGTAAGAAAGGTGTAACCTACCTTGTTCTGTCCAAACTACTTGATCTGAGCTCATTGCCTCTTCTGCCCCAATTGCTGACAAGAAACCAGATATAGTTCTTTTACCATATACTTCTGCTTCTTGCTCAATTAGATCAGGTAGATACTGCTGAGACCAGTCGTTACTACCAGATGTAAAATCTAAATAGTTAGTAGTTATCGCTGCCTTAACTGGTGAAGGTACGCTATTTAACGACCCACCAGCACTTGGAGTAATTGCTGCCATAATTATTTATATTTATAATTGTTAAACTTTATTTTGTTTTTGGTTTAAAACGAAATGAACTCATATCGTTGTCTTGTAAAATTTTTACTTTCATGCCACCCGCTTCAACTTCACCTAAACCTTGTCTAGGTTCCATGCTTACGTTTTTTGCTTTAGCTATACTTTCTTTTATAGCATCGGCTCGGCCTTGTTCGTAAAAATGATTCGCAACAGCGTCTGCGTTCATAGCTGTAAACAAAGACTTGTGATATCCTTTTGCATCAGAAAGTGTATTACTTTTATTATCAACAAATTTGTTAACAAAATTATTAATATCACTCTGTTGCTCTTTAATATTACCTGCATCTTTAACATTAAATCTAAATCTCTTCTCACCTATATTGTATTCAAAACCTTTAAAGTTTTTATTAAATACATCTTTAGTTTTTTGTTGAAACGTAGACTTTTGCTGTTGTGCAATTTTGTCTTGCTCACTTCGTTCTTTATTGTATCTATTAAAGAAATCAATAGCCTTTTGTTGGTCAGGTGTTAACTTAACACCAGCATTAATCTCTTCATAGTATTTAGACTTTTGCCTGTCTAATTGGGCTCTAGCGTCGGCAACTTGCTCTTTAAACGCTAATTTCTTTCGCTTAATGTTCTTGGGATCATCAACCTCTTCGTCAAAAGTAAATGAGTCTTCCATTAAGAAGTCAATCTCATCACTTGATAAATGTGGTTTAGTTTGTCTATAGTACTCTCTTAATAACGCTGTGTCATCAAACTTACTATAGTCTTGATTTAATTTAACATAATCCTCAAGATCACCACCAGTTTCATCCATAAACTTCATAAGCTTTTGGATATTCTCTGGTAACTCTTCTCCAGTCTTTTCTGCCTCTTCAATCGCTTCTTCAACTGCCTCTTGCACTTCTTCTACCTTTTCTTCTACCTCTTCGTCAGTTATTTCTTCTACAACTGGAGCTTCTTTTTCTTCAACAACCTCTTCTTTTTTCTCTTCTACTATCTCTTCAACAACAGGTGTTTCCTCTTGTTTTACTTCTTCTTTAGGTTGTTCTTCTTTTACCTCTTCTTCTTTTGGTTCAGCAAGATTTACCTTTATAGGTTCTTCATTTTGTTGAAACTTTTTAAGACGAGGCTTTTTTACTTTACCGTCACCCTGTGGTGACTCGGCATTTTTTTCGTCTATATTGACGTTTTTCTCATCATTTGCCATAATATAATATTATAAAATTAAACATATGTACTCTCGTACAATTTCTTAAGCTTTTCCTATGTACGCTATAATTTGTCCAGCGTTTACATCAATCTCAGTATATCTACCGTAAATTGTTATTCCGGACTTTAGATCAAAATTTGTTTGAGTGATTTTTACACCACCAGATCCTAAACTTGTTGTTTCTGACCCATCATCTGCATCATTAGCCGCGCTAACTGCATTAGCCCAAACAGTTGCATCATCAGCAATCAAACCAGTATCACTGTCAAAGTCAGTATCAGTTAAAGCTGTTATAGCGACAAACACGTGTCCAGTTGGTGGTTTTATAGCATCACTAGAAGCTGTTGTAAAAACAGATCCAGTTATTTTACCAGTCCAATCATTAGTTACTATTGCCATTATTCTTTATTTATTTGTTAAACATTAACTTGGTTCAAATCTTCCTAAACCAATATCCCCACTTATTATATCATTACCTGAAGATTCAAAATTTTTATTTTTTGTTGCAGCTGTTTTTCTCTGCTCCATACCCTGCATAACAACTCTTGTGTCTTTTCTATCTTCACGATTAGCTTCTCTATTATTTGCAGCATTTGCTTCAGCTTGTTTTAATTGTAAGTTGTACTGAAACTCTTGTTCCATAAGTTGTTTTTTAAGTTCAGCTTCAAGTTGTAACTTGTTAGCATCAAGCTCTGCTTGTTGCGCATTGTTTTGTAATTCTAATGCTTGTATAGCTTGCTGCTTTTGTACTTCTGCTTGAGCTGCAACTTGTTGCGCCTGTGCGTTAGCTTGAGCTTGTTGTTGTATGTTTTGTTGTGCTATAGCTTGATCTCTTTCTATTTTCTTTTTACGTCTAAGTTTTAACAACTGGTTTGCAAGCTTTACGTTTTTAACTTCTCTAATATCAATTGCATCTTCAAGCTCTATACTGTTAGCTTGTAAAGCCATTTGTATATTATTTTCTAATAACTGCTTTTCTTCTTCATCTGGTTGTAATTGTAAAAATATACCAAAATCATATAAGTGTAACTCTGTTAACTCTGATAACGTAGCAACGTTATGTGCTCCAATAGCCTGTATAAATGCGTCTCTTGTTGGTGAGTATTCAATAACATCAGATATTCTTAATGATAAGTTTTCTGCTAACTCAGACGTTAAGAACAAACCACCTTGTAGTATATGTCTTGTTGCTACGTTTGAATTAGCTGCTGCTAATTTTTGTATACCAACTAAAGCATTTTTATCTGGCGTGCTAGCATCTCTTGCTTCATTTAATCCAGTTACATCTCTTATCATTTGTAGATAATAATTGTACGTACTAATTAAACTCTGTAGTTTTTGACTACCGCTACCACTCTGTATTTCTTGTATAGGTACTTTACCTGGGTTAGGATCGCCCTCTTGTGTTAATGATCTACCAATAATACTACCAGTTTGGAAGAACATGTTTAATGCTTCCTGTGGATTATAATTTGTACCGTTACCTAAATCTACTTCAGCAAGACCATCAGCATCTAAATAAACACCATCAGGTACCATACGTGACATTACCTGTTGTAGTTTTAAATGTGTCAACTGAATCATATCAGCAAAACCTGTAACTCTTCTTACTAAAGATTCTATTCTACCTTTATATATTCTTGGCGCATGTATAGCGTAATTCATTTTAACTTTAGTATAATCGCTTTTGGGCCTTAACATATTTTCAGCTAAGTTCCATCTTAATAGTTTTTTTGTTCCTAAAACTAAAGCACCCTCATATAAAACCTCTAATGAGTTTGATAACTTTTCAAATGGTACTTCACCTACTGCTTCAAAGCTATCATCTTTTTGTATTGCTTTTGAAGCACCAGTACCTGTTTGTTTTATTTTATAAACCTCATTGTTATATGTCTTATAGTTAAAATATAATATTTGAGCTATATTATTATCAACATTATTATCGTTATATGAAGAAGCGTACCTGTTAGCCGCGTAAGCATTTTGATGTGGTTGCTCTTCTATTTCTAGTAAATCTTCGTTTGTTAATTGTGGAAACTGTTTTTTAAGTTCATTAATAGGTATGTTTTTTACTTCGCCACAGTAATATATATCATCAAAGTATGGTGACTCAGTGTAAGAGTACACTAGATTTGCTGGATCTACATAATCAACAGTTATACCTGATGATGTATCAAAGTTGTTTTTAACAGCTGCTATACCAAGAACAGCTATATCATAATACAATCTTTTTAAAGTCTGATCATATTTATTGCCCTCAAATAAAACATTTAATGCTTGTTCTTCTGCTATCTCTATTGATTGCTTGTAGCTTAGTTGCATGTGTAATTCTAGTTCTTCTTGTGAACCAGGTAATTCTTCTTTATTGTTTTCATATAAGTTTATACCAAACTGATTTATTGCCTCATCTTGAAACTCAGCTGTTTGCATGTCTCGTATAATAGATTCCATGTATTCTGTTCTCTGGCTAACACCGTATGGATCTTGAGAAAAAGCTCTTATATCGTATTGCCTTTCAGCTATACCATTTACAACAATATCAACAAACTTTGGAATTATAGGTACTGGTGTCCAGTCTAAGTTTAAATATGACAAGTCACCATTAATAGATAACTCATCTTTATATTTCTGAACTGATTGTTCGCCTCTTGCGTATAATCTTAATTTATGAAAATCTTGTTGGTTTAAACTAAATCTATTAGAGTTAAAGTCTTTACCAAACCATTCAGCTTCAATTGCTTGAGCTACTTTTAATCCGTACTCGTAGCTGTTTTTTTCTTGGTCACTAACTACTTGACTTGGAAAATAATTTTGTGCACTTTTTGTGTAGTTCATGTTTTATTTTATTATTTGTGAAGTAAATCCATCGTTGTTGTATCTTGCAAAACTTAAATCCACTTTCGCTCTTTCAATTTTTTTATTTGGTTGATACAGGTGTCTATTACAAGCCATAATCGCAAGACCGCTGCTAATAGTAGCATCAAACTTAGTACGCCTAGTAATATCAAATTTCGACCAATCATTTAGTGTTCTGTTAAAATACATATTGCCACAACCTCCGTCTGCTTTTAAACCCACATGTTCTTGTATGTAAGTTTCAATTGCTGCCGCGTGAGCTTGCTTTATGTCTTCACTAGAGTTTGGTATACCACCTATTTCTTTTTCACTTTGTGATAATTTATTCCAAACTTTGTCTGGCCTGTTCATTGAATAACCTCTATAACCTCGTCTTCTTAAATGGTATAGTAGACGTGGTTTGTTATTCTCTGCAAGTAAAGGCATGCCGTAAAATACTAATGCCATTAAAACATCTTCAAAGAATATCTCTGCTGTTGCTGGTCTAGCTACGTATTCTAAAAAAAACTGACTAGGTGGTGCATCTTCCATGCTAAACTTTGTTAGCCCGTGTAAAGCGCCATTAGAACCTTGTCCATCTACAGTACCTGATATGTCATAACTATCACAGCCAAAAGCACCCATGTGTTCATTACCTGGATATTTAATGCCATTTTTATCAATTATCCTATTTTGTAAGTGCGTTGGTGGCACCCAACTAATTCTAAACCTACCTTTTGGATCAGGATAAAATTGTACTTTTGAATCTTTAACTCCGTTAACCCATTGGAAGTTACCAATAGATATACCTTGATTTGTTTCTTCGTTATAATCTATTTGCTCGTATATCTTTACTAAATTAAATATACTATTTTTAGTTTCATCTCTAAATGCATGTTCTTCAGTTCTTGGAAACTGACGATAAAATTCATTTAGTGCGTCTTGATCATTTTTTAAACCATCAGCTTCATTTTGCCAATGATCTATAACGCCAGTATCAATAAAGTCGTTGTGTGGACCGTAGACCTCGTTATCTGGTGTATCAAACACAGGTAAGCCATATTCATCCATAAACCCTTCATAATTCCACTCCATTGGTATAAAAAACGAATATAGTCCTGAAGCTGTTTGGCCATTTTTATTTCTTTTAGTTACGTCAGAGTTATAATATAATTTCTTAAAATTATCACCACCTTTATCTAGCGCGTTACAAGTTGAGCCCATCATGCACTTACCAATAACCCTACTACCTAATCGCAACGTAGTTTTTGTTACTCGCCAGTTATTTAATATATTGTCTGGTCTTTCCCACTTGCCACTTTCATCGTGTACTAGTAGCTTTAATTTTTCTCCGTCATACGAATTATCACCGGTATTTTTCCAGTCAATAGTTGTATCGAGCCCTGTGAGTTCTTCAGGTTTATCTTCGGAACTTGCGGTGAGTTTTCTTCTAGTAAGTTTTGAAGCAGGTACTCTATAAGCCAACTCTGTTTTGGGTCTGTCCATCCCGTCTTGGATTGGTTTAAAGAAGAAAGGATAGTTGACCGAAATTGGGACAATTTTATCCGTGAACATTTTCTTCGCATCGGCACCAGATTTGGACAATACCCCGAAACGTGCATCGGAAGATATTGTGGCAAGGTTAACTGTTTCGCCCGATGCCATAAAAGAAAAGCCTGAGCGTCTGTTTTTGAGATAGCACATGCCATAACTTCTTTCGTCCGCTTTACACGCTTCCCAAAAAATAAAGAATAATCTATTGGCTTCTCTAAAATCTGGGTGCCCGACGTCAATCTTTGACCATTGGAGGTACATGTAATGAGTACCAGTAATAAAAGTAGCAACGCCTTTATTATAAAACCAAAAGCCGTTTTCTCTTTTTGTAAACTCTTCCTCAATATAATCAATATATTTACTTTTAAATTCATTAGGATAATCTCGCCAATCAAATATAGATTTTATCCTATTAAGTTCTCTTGGGTATGGTGTAACTTGCCATTTGTCCTTTTCAAACTTATGTACTTTCTTTGGTTGTTTAGGTAATGCTATTTGTAGATTTTGTATTTCTATTATATCACCTATCATACCTGTTTTAGATATAACAACAACGTCATGTTCTTTATTATATCCATACTTCCACTTTTTACTTTTGTTTAACCTATTTATTGTTGTTAATTTTATAGGCTCAACAATTTTATATAATGTTTGGTTATACATTATTTAGATCTGTTTTCAGCAAAGCCGCCAAAGGCTCGTGTTTTATCTTCTTGCACTTTACCGTCAAGCATATTCTGCTCGTCTTGTATTTTATTTAATATCTCAAACGCGTCAAATATAGCTAGCTTTTTAGTTGCTGCAGCATTTTTAAGCCTGTCAGCTGATACATCTTCTTCTGTATCTACAATTTCTTCTTTAGCAACTTTGATTAATTCATCAACAGCTTTATACCCAGCTTGGATTATATTCTTCTTCTTGTCCTTGATATTCATATTTAATTGTAATTGAATTAGTTAATACTCTATACAACCTCTCGCGCTCTATAACAAACTCAAATCTACTATTAGGGCTAAAGCCTACTAAATTATTTTCTGTTAATCCTAGCGCGTTTAATTTATTATTAGAGTATTTTAAAATACCTATTAACGGTTGCTCTTTTTCATCACTAAGTTTATCATATGATTTTATTGGCTTTACAAAACAATAATCATCAGGAGCTGTCCATATACCTTTATGTTTATATAAAAATATTTGATCTTTAGAAACACAGTACGTATCTTCATCTATAAAGCTTCTACTGTTTTTTTCTAATCCTTCTGCGTTGTACCACCTTCTAAATACATTATGGTGAAGAATTACTTCATCACCAACCTGTATATTAGTATCACCAACTGTAGGTAACGCTTTTACAATGCCTGTACGGTTTATCATTAAATGGTCTTCTAATGAAGCGTTCAGCACGAGTTCGGTATCACCTACTTGCTTCGTGTTGTTATAGCGTTTACCTTTTGGTGTTATGATAAAGTCAAATAGCCCTTTCAATATTCTAAGTTATACTCAACTGATATTGCCATATTTTTGTTAAAGTCTTTCCAAGGCAACACATCATTATTCTTTTTTATAAACACACTGTATTTATTTTCATCTTCTAAGATGTCGCAAATAGTGTGCCCTCCATAAACCTCTTGACCTACAGAGTAGTGCATAGCATCGTTTTTATAATCTTTGCCAACACTAATTTTTCTTATCAGCTTCATCTTCTAGTTTTTTATATTGACCTGTAGTAACATCAACAGTTATTTTGTCGCCGTTACCATACAACACGTCAAGTTTTTTATGAAACTCTTCAAGCTGTCTTTGTAGATTTACTATAGCTTGTCCTATAACAATCTTCTGCGTTTCTAGTGTACCAAGTCTAAGTTTAGCTTGGTTTATATTAGAAACTCTATCTTGTAATTCTTTTAGTTCGTCTTTTTTTATTTTCATTGTATTAAATTTTATTTTTTGTTTTTTGGTTTTCTGCTATCAATAAACCAGTTTTTATATTTATCTCTTTTAGCAGTTATGTACTCAAAGTACTTATTAACTTTTTCTTTCCAGTTTTTATCTATTCTAGGACATATAATTCCTGATTTAGGACTTGAAAAAACTTTGTTAATATAATTTCTTGCATCATGTTTATTATCAAATAAATGATTACTAACACAGTAGAAAGATCCGTAGAATATATTATTCCACACATCAAACGGTTCTATGTCCTTACCTAAAACACTAGCGTACACAGCACTTTCACTTAAGTGAGTTGTGTATACTTTCTTTGACTTTTGTATATAATAATACATGTCCATTTCTCTTGGCAGTACATTTTCCTGTCCGAACAAATCTTTCATTTCACCAATTATTTGATGAGTTGTTATCGGATGCGGTTTAAATAAAACGTTACCCTTATGTACTCTTTGTATGTGCCTCATTTTGTTCAAACAACATCTGTCTTTTAATTTGTTTGAACCTGGAAGTATTACTAAATAGTCTTTAGCTGGCCACTTTTGGTAGTCATCTAATCTATCTTTATACTTGTTGGCTGTATTATCTGTTATGTTACTTACAAAGTAAGAAGCATAATCTAAAACTTCATGATCTTTATCATAAAATGCATCTGGCATTTGTGCATCTCTTATTTTAAAGTTCATTGGCTGCAAATAAAAACACGTTGCCAACTCTGTGTATGCCATTGTTTTAAAGTAAGGCATCTCTTCTGCCATCACATCGTAGGCGTACTCTATTCCGTTTTCGCTACACTTTCGTATAACATAGCCCTCTACTTGCTCTAAGTAATCGAGCTTATCATTTTTTTGAAGGTGTCCTATTCTTTCTTTAAGAACCTTCCTATTAAACATTTCCATATAATTAAATTAAATTTAAATTTCTTTATATACTATTACACACTTTTAGTGTTTTCTAACTAGGGGCTAACGCTGTTGTAATCTACTCTGTCAGTATTATAATCTGATCTTACCGTATTATAAAATGCTACTGTTGTATTAAATGTTGTAGTTGTATTAAATACAGTGTTAGTACTTACAACAGTGTTGGTAGCTCTATTAGTACTATATACTGTACTTGTAGCTCTATTAGTTGATACTACAGTTGTTGTACTAGTTGAAGTATTATACGTTGTAGTTGTATTTCTGTTAGTTGTGGTTGTGGTATTAAACACAGTAACTGTTGCTGTCGTAGTGTTGAAAGTAGTTGTTGTAGCTGTAGTAGTATTAAACACCGTGTTAGTTGCTCTATTTGTTGACACTACAGTGTTAGTAGATTTACTTGTTTGATAGGTAGTTGTTGTTGTTCTATTAGTGCTGTATGTAGTGCTAGTAGCTTTTTCAGTAACAGTACTTGTATTAAACACAGTTGTTGTATCTCTATTTGTACTTATAGTAGTTATAAATATTGTAGTTCTTGATGTATTAAACGTAGTAGTAGTATCAATGTTAGTTTCGTATGTTGTACTAAACAACGTTATTGTAGTAGTACTAGTGTTAAACGTGGTTGTAGTAGCTGTACTTGTATTAAATGTAGTTACCGTAGCAGTAGTTGTATTAAACACAGTTGTTGTGTTAGTTGATGTATTAAATACAGTATTGGTTGTTCTATTTGTACTGTACGTTGTAGTTGTAGATCTATTAGTAGCAAACGTTGTTTCAAACACAGTCTCAGTACTTCTTGTAGTTTCAAATGTGGTTGTTGTAGCTCTTGTAGTGTTATACTCTGTAGTGGTGTCTCTGTTTGTTGAGTATGTTGTTGTAAACGCCGTTATTGTATTTGTTGAAGTATTAAACGTAGTAGTTGTATCGATATTTGTAGATACCACTGTGCTTGTAGATCTATTTGTACTAACAACAGTGCTAGTTGTTTTTTGCGTAACAGTTGATGTATTAAACACAGTAACAGTTGACGTACTAGTATTGAATACTGTATTAGTAGTTCTATTAGTGCTATACGTTGTCGTAGTATTAAATGTTGTTGTAGTGCTTGTATTAAATGTAGTAGTTGTAGCGGTGCTAGTATTAAACGTAGTTGTTGTAATAAAAGTAGTTGTAGTACTTGTATTAAATGTTGTTACAGTTGCTGTTGATGTATTAAATGTTGTAGTAGTATTTCTGTTTGTGCTGTATGTAGTGGTAGTAGCAAACTGAG